GGCGGAAGAATTCTCAAAGAATTCGGTGCAAATATCGGTGAAAACGAAAGCGCCTTTTCAGCGATCGCAAAAGTTGTAGAGAAAACTACTCCATATCTTGATGCGTGGGGTCAAAGTGCGCAGAAATATAGTGAGATAGCTAAGCAGCTCGGAAGCGACATCCTCGAGAATATGGGTGAACCTTTGGCCGAGGCAAAAAGGCGAATCGGGGAGCTTATCTTCGGGAATGCGGATCTGGGCGCTTCGATCGAGACTTTGAAACCATTCTGGCAGGGATTGGGGGTTTCTATTGCCCTTGTGACCACGTATTTGGCGATTCAGGCCATTCCGCAGCTTATAGCGACCGCCGTAGCCTTTCTCGGCATTGGGCAGGCTGTAACCATTGCTGGTGCAGGTGTCCTTGCTAGCCTGGGAATATGGGCGCTTGTTGTCCTCGCAATTGCGGCAATTATCACAGTCGGCATCTTGATCGTGAGGCATTGGGATGAGATCCAGAAATTTCTCGCTGATGTATGGCTTGCCATAAAAGATAAGGCAGTAGCGATCTGGGAAAGCATCGTTAATTTCTTCAAAAACTTGCCGGAAATTATCGGTATGATTTTTGGCTATTTCGTGTTGATGATCGTAACTGCTTTTCTTGATCTCCGAAAGTTTCTCACGATTACGCTCCCGCAAATTATCGGGGATATCGTGAGCTGGTTCGCGCAACTCCCAGATCGGGTGGCATCAGCAATCGCATCGCTACCAGGAAGACTCGTCTCTCTTTTTCAAAGCGCCGCAGGAAGCATTCGAGCGGTAGTGCAAGACATCATTTCTTTTGTCGCAAATGCGCCAGGCTCGATTGTCGACTTCGGAAAGAATGCGATCAACAGCACGGTCGATGTTCTCAATCGATTTATAAAAGGCTTCAACTCTGTTGCTGGAAAAGTGGGGATCACATTCCCTGAGATTCCAAAATTTGCAGAAGGTGGAATCGTAAACCGTCCGACACTTGGTCTCATTGGTGAAGCTGGTCCCGAAGCTGTGATACCGCTTAATCGTTTAGGCGGTGGTTTTGGTGCATCAACTATAAACGTATATCTGCAGGGTGATTTTTATACCACTTCAGAAATTGCGGAAGAATTTGCAAATAAGATCGCACGACTCATCGGGTATCAAATTAAATTAATCTAATATGTCACTCGTACTTAAAAGAAATACTGTCGATATTTCCTCAAGCATAGATTGGACTACGCTTCAGAAAACAGAGGTGCTCACCAAAGAGGTAGATCGCCTTGAGTTTGATATTAAGAAAACTGCAAGCAAAACAATTCCTTCAGTTGGCGACACGATCGAACTTCTTGAAGATGGAGAAAAGATATTCGGCGGCATCATGGTAGAGCGAAATGAAAAAGTGCTGGGCGGAGTGCTTCTCGGATACGAATGTAAATGCAAAGACTGGAGCCACAAGCTAGATGGAAAACTAGTGGTGGAGCAATACACGAATGAAGATCCGAAAGATATCGTCGAGGATATTATCAGTACCTACACAAGCGGCTTCACTACCACAAACGTAAAGACTGGCGGTTTTAATGTCGCTTCAATAAGACTCAACTACGAGCAAGTGAGCCGAGCGCTTACATCGCTTGCAGATCAAATCGGCTGGGACTGGTACGTTGATCCGGATAAAGACATTCACTTTTTTGATGAAGAAACATCGGTCGCTCCTTTTAATCTTGATGACACTGGTGGAAAGTTTGAATGGAAAACACTCGAAATTAATCAGACTGTCGTAAATCTCAAAAATTACATTTTCGTTCGTGGTGGCGATTACAAAAAAACTTACAACGCAGGGAATACGGTAGACGTATACAAAGCTGATGGCACTCAGGTGCTCTTTCCACTCGCATATAAATACGACAACGTCACTATCGATTTAAACGGTGTCGCTCAAACAGTTGGTGTGGATCAAAAAGACGATCCAGGTTCGGTCCAGGTGCTCTACAACTTTAATGAAAAGTTTGCGCGCTTTACTTCCGCTCCTTCAAACGCAGACATTATCAAAGTATATGGCGATGCAAACATTCCGATTATTGCGAGCGTGAGAGATCAGGTAAGCATTGTTGCATATGGAGAATTTCAGCAAGCAATTATAGATAAAAGTATTCAAAGCGTTGCTGAAGCGCAAAGCCGTGCGAAGTCTGAACTAAAAAAGTATAGCGCCAACGTGCATGAGGGTCGCTTTAAAACTACTCAGACAGGATTAAAGACCGGACAGCTAATCACGGTCACAAGCGTGGTTCGAAACATAGATAAGCAATTTAAGATCACTCGAATAGTCGGCAAAGCTCGTGGTTCCGATCATATGGAATACGAGGTATTTCTCCTTGCATCTGGTCAGGTGACCTTTACGGACATCATGGTCGAGCTACTTACGAAAGACAAAAAGAATATCGATATTTCTCAAAATGAGGTTCTGCAGATACTCGAATCTTTCTTCGAGACAGTCGAGGTGGGTGAGGTGGTGACGATCACTGGAGCGAGTCGACCGTACACCTGGGGTCTGGGAGGTGCAAACGATACTCGTTTTAATTTTTCAACATGGGGATAAATTTATGAACAAAAAAGATTTAAAAGATTTGTTGAAAAAAGTGGGAGTCTCTGGAGAAATGATCAAAAAGATCCTTGCTTCTTATGAAGGTGTCGGTGTTTCCGGCCGTGTGCGTATCACAACCTACAAAACAGGAAGTAAGAAAATTATAAAGAGAGGCAAGTGGTCCAAAAATCTTGTTGTTTCCGGTACAGATACTGGCCGCAACCTAATTTGTCAAAGACTCGGTGGCACGAATACCTATTCGCTGAACATAACCCACGCTGATATCGGTACAGGTACGAATACTCCTCAAAATTCAGATACGGAATTACAAACTCCTACGGTCCGTGGAGCGCTTACTGCCGCAATTATAAGCAGCAATGTTGTGACGTTGCAATTTTTCTTTTCAGATTCTGCGCTTGCAAACGGAACGTATACGGAATTCGGCAGCTTTGTCGATGGAACCGGAACGGTGAGCACTGGCAAGTTATTTAACAGAGCCTTATTCGGATCGCCGTACACGAAAGTGACGGGTCAAGACACTACCGTCGAAGTAGAGCTGACGATCAATGCGGCGTAATTAATTTAAATATATGAGAAGTTCACAAGTAACAATCGGAGACAACATACTGGCAACACAATACAACCTTCTGCGAAATGATGCGGCAGGCGGTGCCTTTCTTTTACCGCACGAACAAAATACACCGGATCTAACGCTGAAAGTAGAAGCCGGTGTGTGTTATGTCGGCGCAACTCGAGTGATTTATGCAGGTGGTAACAGTCCGAGCTTTACTGCTCCTGCCACAAACCCTCGTATAGATCTTTTAACGATAGACAGTGCCGGTACTCTTGCTCGAACTGCAGGAACCGAAGCTGGAAGTCCAAGTGTGCCGACATATCCAAGCGATAAACTCGTGATCGCTGAAGTTTATTGTCGGGTAAGCCAAACCACTATTCGTGATACGGATCAGGGAAGCAACGGCTACATCAAACAAGATGTTCGGCCATTTCTCGGCGGTGCTTTTATCGCAAGTAATGCGCAGGTATCTGCGAGTGCTGCAATCCAACCTTCTAAATTGGATGCGGGAAATGTTGATGCGGACTGGAATCCAGATGTAACAAATACTCGCAAGCTCGGTAGCGCAACCCGTCAGTGGTCAGAACTTCGAGCTGTCACGATTTACCAAAATGGAGTACCAATTGCCGGCACGACTCATGGAGGTGATGGTGCAGACGGAGATGTGACCATTGCATCAGGAACGACAACACTCACTCGGGATATGTTTTATAACAATCTCACAATCGATGTCGGAGCAACGCTCAACCCTTCGCACTTTAAAGTTTTTGTAAAAGATACTTTCACAAACAACGGTGCAATTACTCTCAACGGAAATAATGGCAGTAGCGGAAACGCCGGATCAAACAACAACAG